TATATATATATATATATATATATTATAATATTATATATATATATAATTATATATATATATTGAATTACTGAAGTAATAAAGCTTTATCATTACTGAAGTAATTCAAAGCTACTTATAAATAAGGTTTGACACAAAAGTCAAACCGTGGTATAATATAAGGTAGAATATACAAAAGTTTGTAAATGCTTCTCTAAAAGGTTTATTGCTTCTTCTACGCCCTCTTCTCCAAGGCCAAATACTTGGCCCACGTCCTTCTCTTAGAAAGGTTTATAAAGTGCCTCCTCGTAATGATTTAACGTCTGAAATGATAATGGCTAAGTGCCCAGAAACCATTGATAAATCCACCATTCCCACCGTAAATAAAGGCGGATATCCTAATCAAAAAGAGCCCAAAGGGCTTCGTAGAAAGTATGGAGGTAAGTGGTTTAAGGAAGAAGTCCGCATTAAAGCGGCCTGTGTGTACGCAGTAACCGGGAATGCCTCCCGAACAAGTGAGATCACTGGAGTCCCATCAGGGACAATCCGTCAGTGGAAACTGCAACCTTGGTGGCCGCAGGTCATTGAAAGAATCCGCAGTGAACACGATGATGAGCTAGATGTAAAATTCACAGGTATTATTGATAAAACCGTTGAACAAATAAATGATCGATTAGAGTCTGGTGATTATATTTATGATGTAAAAAATGGTGAATTTAAACGTAAACCTATGGGTGGTAAAGAAATAGCAGTTGTTACCAGTATCATGATGGACAAGCGTAATATGCTTCGTGAAAAGAAACAGATACGTCGTGAAGAGACAGCGGTTATGGACCGTTTGAAAAAGTTAGCCCAGGAATTTGAAGGGTTTGTTAAAGCCAAGGATGTAACTGCTGAAAGTAGTTACGAACAGGATGTGACCAAGGAGAGCCTAGATGCCAGCGAAGGAAACACCATTCAAGAGGCGGACACGGAGTTGTCCACCGACGAAGGGCAAGAAGTAACTGCAGACGCAATTAGTGAGGTTTTAGACAATGCCAAAGATATTAGAGAGATTAGTTAGTCAATTACAGGCAAAAGGACATGATAAATCTTCATCGTATGCCATTGCAACTAAAGCGCTCCAACGAGCTGGAAACCTTAAAAAAGGAACTCAGACGGCTACTTCAAAAGGAGAAAAGCGAGGGGACATGTCTCCCGGAGAGCGAGCAAAAGACCGACAAGCTAAGTATTCTGGAGGTAAACCCTCTGACTATAAATATAGTAAAAAAACTAATATAGCAACTAAAAAGAAATAATGAGTATACAACTTACAGCAGCAATGATTGAAGGTTTTGCAGGTGCGTTGTTGCGTAAGAGGTTTGATAATCCCACAGCAACTCCAGAGTTTCATAGGGAATTATGGGCTTTATTTTGTGAGCCAGATAAGTATATTGCAGCAGCAGCACCTAGAGGTCACGCTAAATCCACAGCAATTACACATACGTATACATTAGCTACTACCTTGTTTCGAGTATCTCCTTTTACAGTTATTGTCAGTGATACGGAAACACAGTCTGTACAATTCCTAAACGACATTAAAATGGAATTAGTAGACAATGAAGATTTATTAAGTCTTTTCCCAGTTAAAAAGTTCCATAAATGGACTGAAAATGATATTGTTGGGGAAATGGACGATGGTTACATGTTTCGTATTGTGGCTAAGGGTTCTGAACAAGCCCTTCGAGGCTTAAAGTGGAATGGGATGCGTCCAAAACTCATTGTCTGTGACGACATGGAAAATGATGAGTTGGTAATGAATAAAGACCGACGTGAAAAGTTCTTTAGATGGATTTATGGAGCATTAATTCCGTGTATGGCTCCTGATGGTAAAATGAGAATTGTGGGTACGGTTCTACATTTAGACAGCTTTCTTGAAAACTGCTTACCAAAGGAATACGATAAAAATACAATTAAAGAACCTATTAAATCCTATAGTATTAAACCAAAAAATGGATGGAAATCTGTAAGATACAAAGCCCACGACGAAACTTTTGAACATATTTTATGGCCTCAGAGATTTAGTGAACAAGAATTAAAAAGAATTCGTGCAGATTATACTGAAAAAGGTATTCCTGATGTTTATAGTCAAGAGTATTTAAATTATCCCCTTGATCCAACAAAGGCTTACTTCAGACGTAAAGACTTTTTACCCACTACAATGCAAGAATTAGAGAGCATTGCTCAAAAAAAGATGCTCCTAACGTATTATGTAGCAGTTGACTTAGCAATTTCTGAGAAAGAAAGGGCTGATTGGTCAGCTTTTGAAGTTTTTGGAATGAATGAACATGGGGTTTTATATCACATTGATGAGATTAGAGAGCGTATGGACGCTCGTGAGATCATTGATACCCTTTTTACTCTTGAAATTAAATATCGTCCTGAATTCATAAGCATTGAATCTGAAAAAATTACAAAAGCTTTAGGTCCATTCCTTCATGAGGAGATGATGAAACGTGCAATCTTCCCGAATATTGTTGAAATTACACCACATAAAGACCTTTGGAACCGAGCAAGATCCTTTCAAGGAAGACATCGAGCTGGCTTGGTTCGATTCAATAAATCCGTGGATTGGTATCCAGCATTTGAGGAAGAACTATGTACATTTCCACGAGGAATTCATGATGACCGAGTAGCTGCTTGTGCAGTACTTGGACTTGCCCTTGAAAAAATGGTAGCTGCTCCTACGCAGAAAGAATACGAAGAAGACGAGTTTTTCTTTGAACTTGAGAGATCAGATATGTTGTATGAAGGTAGATCCACTACCACAGGGTACTAACAATTGCCAATAAATATTGAAGAAAATATCAACCAAATAAACATTGTAGACCAATTAGAAGAAGATACCAAGAATAAAATTGCTTCTGAATTGGCTCAAGGTGTGGATAGTGACCTTAGAAGTCGTGATCCTTGGTATGAATCCAACAAAGAGTATTTAAAAATGGCGCTCCAAATTAAGGAGCGTAAGTCTTTTCCTTGGCCGAATGCCTCAAATGTAAAATATCCATTAATTACTGTTGCAAGTCTGCAGTTTCAAGCAAGAGCTTATTCTGGTATTGTAGACTCTAAAAACTTCGTAAAAGGTAAGGTTACTGGATACGACATAGACGGCAAAAAAGCAGAGCGAGCAGAGCGTGTGTCTAAACACATGACTTATCAACTTCTGGACAAGATTGAAAACTGGGATGAAGATATGGATCGCCTCCTTTTAATCCTTCCAGTAAGTGGTTCTGTCTTTAAAAAGGTATATTGGAACTCTAGATATGCTAAGGAAGCAATTGATTTAATTCTACCTCAAGATATTATTGTTAATTACTGGGCAACTTCATTAAGGACTGCCCGAAGAATTACTCATCAATTTGATTTATATCATGAAGATCTTACAAGTCGCCAAAAGGAAGGAATCTATACTGAAAAGGTAGACGTTCCTGATCCAGCTATTCGTACTCGTGAAGTATCTGAAGATAAATTACAACGCACTACTCCTGTGCTAACCGATTCAATGGATGTCCCACATAAAATGTGGGAAATTCATACTAAACTAGATTTAGACGAAGACGGCATTCTAGAACCTTATATTGTGACCCTTACAAAAGAATCTCGTCAGATTTTACGGTTAGCTCCAAACTACGACACCTCTGGAATTATTAAAAACAGCAAGGGAGAAATCGTAGAGATTAAGGCCCGTGATTATTTTGTCCATTACAAGTTTATTCCTAGTCCTGATGGTGGCTTTTATGGTGTGGGATTTGGTCTGCTCTTGGGACACCTCAATGAAACTGCCTCTACTCTTATTAACCAGCTTATTGATTCTGGTACAATGGCTACGACGGCCGGAGGTTTTCTAAGTAAACAAATCAAACTAAAGGGTGGGCACCAAGGGTTTCAACCAAATGAATGGAAACAGGTGTCTTTTACAGGGGATGATCTTCGTAAAAGTATTATGCCCCTTCCAGTTCGAGAACCTAGTCCTGTTTTATTTCAATTACTTGGATTTATCGATCAAAAAGGTAGTCAGATTATCAGCATTTCTGAGATCTCTACTGGAAAACTTCCAGGGCAGAATACCCCTGCAGCTACTACTTTAACTAGTGTTGAAGAGGGTTTAAAACTTTTTACGAGTATTTATAAACGAGTTTATCGTTCTCTTAAAGAAGAACTTAGACTTTTATTTAGAATAAATAAAGAAAAGTTAACAGCCCAGGAATATTTTCAAATCCTAGATACAGATGGAACCTTTCGGGGAGAGCAAGTAACTAAAGAGGATTACAACGACGATATTGATGTAATTCCAGTAGCAGACCCTAATGCTGCTTCAGACGCCCTACGTTTAATTAAAGCACAGCAATTGGTAGAACTTATACCTATTGGTGCAGTAGATCCTGTAGCGGCTGGACAACGTATTATAGAGGCAATGGATATTCCAAGACCTCAAGAACTTCAGCCTAAGCCTCAAGTAGATCCAAAAGTTCAAGCTATGCAAATGAAGGCCCAAATGGACCAACAAAAGTCACAGACGGACATAGAAGCTGAAAAGCAGAAGATGATGTTCAGTTTTATTGAGAAACAACTTGAACTTAAATTTAAAGCTCAAGAACTACAGATGGAAATGCAGTCCAAACAAATGGACATGAAATTTAAACAGATTGAAAGTATGTTGGATATGCGGGCAACTGGAATAACCCATGTTCAAAATATGCAACAACAGCAACAACAGCACGAGTTTAATATGGAATCAGGAAAAGACAACCTGAGTCTCCAAAAAGAAAAGAATAACATGAAGAGAGAGGAAATGAAATCAAGTGGATCAAATTCTGGAAATAAACGGAATAAGCAAGGTAGACTTAGTTAACTGGCAACAGTTACCTATTACAAGAGTAGTAGAAGCAGCAATTCTTGCACAGATTAAACAGACTTTACTTCATCTTGGGGAAGGTGCTGTTTTAGATACTGGAAATCCAGGAAGTACTGCGCAGAATTATTCAAAAGCCGTAGGATATATTGAAGGTTTAAGGGCGGCTTTAAACCTTAAAGCAGACGACGATGATCAGGAAGATCCAGAAAAAGAAATAGATGCTTAAAGTAATTGGAGATCGGGTTTTAATTAAACCCAAAGCTCTTAAGTCAGAGCATGAGGTAGAAGGTTCAAACATTAAAATTGCCATTAGTTATGGCACTGAAGAAAAACTCCACAAGATGGCTTCCCAAGAAGGGACTATTGTGGGAATTGGCCCAGAGGCTTGGTCAGATTACAAAACTAAATGGTGTGATGTGGGAGATAACGTAATCTTTGCACAATACGCTGGTAAGTTTGTAATTGACCCTGAAACAAAAGAAGAATACGTTGTTATCAATGATATTGACGTACAAGTAATAGTGAAAGGAAGTTAATAGATGGATACTGACCAGAATCAAGAACTAGAAAATAAAGAGGAAATAGATTTACAAGAACGTCAATTTTCAGATGACGAAGTAAAAGCGATGGATCATGGTTGGGTTCCTAAAGACAAATGGCGTGGTAATCCTGATGAGTGGGTTCCTGCTAATGTCTTTAATATGAAGGGGGATTTCTTTAAACGGATCGCTCAGGATAAGGCAACAATTAATGAACTTAAAGAGTCTATTAATGGCCTTGTGGAACACAACAAAAAGCTTTTCGATGCCGGGTACAAAAAAGCAGTAGGCGACCTAAAAAGGCAGAAACAAGAAGCCTTGGAAGTAGGAGATACCAAGGCGGTAATGGAAATTGATGATCAACTTGAAGAAATGCGAGAGCAACATCAACAAGGAAAAGAAGAGTTTGAGAAAAAGGTTAACCCACAATCCGGACGAACAAATGTGGACTTTGAGGCTTGGCATGCCCAAAACGGTTGGTATCAACAGGATTTAGCCCTTACTGGATATGCTGATTCCATTGGACAAGAACTTGTTAAAGCTGCCAACAGTGCAGGTAAAGGTATAGAATGGAGTAAATTATATAATGAAGTTACTCGGAAAGTACGTCAAAAGTTTCCAGAGAAATTTGAAACAAGGACTCGTGAAACAATGACACGTGAAGAAGTTGGAAACGGAGATAATGGGCCTTCAGAGAAGACATCCCAAAGTAACCGTGGACTTAGAGAAGCTGACCTAACAGAAGATCAGCGTCGTATTATGAATAACATTCTTAAGACAACAAAAGGAATGACAAAGAAAGATTATTTAGATCAAATGAGTTTGTTTGAAGAGAGAAAGGGTGTACGCTAATGTCTAACGATACATTACCAAAAGTAGATCAGCCAAGGGCTAAGAGAAATAAGAAAGAACGTATTCCAGTTAATGGAAACACACGTAATATTTTAACGGTATCTAATCGAGATCCAGATTATCATTACCGTTGGGTATTAAACGATCCCGATCGTGTCGAAAAACTTCAGGATGCCTGGTACGAAGTTGTACAGAATGATGGGCAAACGAAAGTAGGAGATCGTAAAGTAGACACAACAGCAGGTACATCAAGTGTTATTGAAGCTCGTGCAGGTGGGGGCCGTAAATATGTTCTTATGCGCCAACATAAAGAGTATTGGCTTGAAGACCAAGCCGCTAAGCAACGACAAATTGATGATACCGAGGCTGAAATGTGTCGAGAGGCAACCAAGGACCGCTACGGTAAGATGAAAATTGACCGTTCAGGCAGAGTTGATGCTGGTATAGGTTCTTAATTAGGTTTATACGTGACCTCACAGCCCCTCGAACTTTTGGTAATTTATAAAAGGAAAATGTAACAATGGCAAATACGAGTCGTCCACGAGGGCTGATTCCTGTTTCAAACGCTAATGGTTCTCCTTGGACCGGTAAGATTAATATGTATCTTATTACCGATTCCAATGCAATGTATACTGGAGATATCGTTAAGCATGGTGGCTCCTCTGGAGCTGCTGGTTCTGTAGTTTTTGGTCAAGATGTAGAAGGCATGCCAACGGCAGTGCGTTGTACTGATGGTACTGGTACTACAGATACTCCTGTGGGTGTTGTAGTTGGATTTCTACCCCTACAACCTCTTCAGGATGTAAATTATAAAGCGGCTAATGCAACTAGCCGAATCGCACTAGTAGTTGATGATCCTAATGTTGTCTTTGAAGTTCAAGAAGATGCAACAACCACTCCAATTGCTGCTGCAAGTGTTGGTCTAAATGTAATGTTTAGTACTACCGCTGGTAGCACTATTACTGGGGTTTCTGGTATGGAAATCATTAGCACACAAGTTGCTGCAACCACGACACATCCACTACGTATTATTGGGCTTTCCAAACGCGTAGATAATAACTTAAATACTGGTGGTACAGGTACTGATAAGGCTAAATTCCTTGTTCGGTTCAACCAACATGCATTTAAGGGCGTATCAGGGTTTTAATTAGAAAGGGAGAAATAGATAAATGCCTATTAATACTGGTAGTTTTGTTAAAGCCCTGTGGCCTGGAGTTAATACATGGTACGGAAAAACGTACAATGAGTTTAAGGTTGAATATAAAGATCTTTTTGACTCACATACGTCACGCCGTGCCTGGGAAGAAGACGTTGGTTTCAGCGGGTTTGGTCTTGCCCAAGTTAAGGGTGAGGGTGCAAGTGTAAACTATGATACGGCCCGTCAGGGATTCGTAAATCGTTATACTCACGTTGTGTATGCACTTGGTTTCGTAATTACAAAAGAGATGGTTGATGATGACCTTTACGATGTAATTGGACGAAGCCGAGCTGAAGCCCTTGCTTTTAGTATGCGTCAAACCAAGGAAGTACTTGGTGCAAACGTATATAATAGGGCCTTCAATTCCAGTTATACTGGTGGGGATGGTCAATCCCTCTGTTCGGCTTCCCATCCGAACATCGCTGGTGGCACTTGGTCAAACCAACCAAGTGTAGCTGCAGATATCTCTGAAGCTGCCCTTGAACAAGCCACTATTGATCTTCAAAAATGGACAAATGATCGCGGGCTTCGTATTGCCGTTCGTCCCAAGAAGATTATCGTACCTGTTGATCTTGATTATGAAGTTAACAAGATTCTTCGTACTGAATACGAAGTAGGTACGGCAAATAACACTGTAAATCTGGTTCGCTCACGCTTCCCAGGTGGTGCGGTTATTAATCACTATCTTACTGATACTGATGCATGGTTCATTATGACTGACGTGCCAAATGGCATGAAGTATTTTGAACGGCAAGGTGATAGCTTTGACAGTGATGACGACTTTGACACTGATAATGCCAAGTTCAAGGCATCGTTCCGCTGTTCTTTTGGTTGGACCGATCCTCGGGCTATTTACGGTAGTCAGGGCGCGTAATAAAGAATAGGCTTCTAGCTCTGCTGTGCCTTAAACAGCCGAGCATTTTCATATGAGTGAATTACAAATAGATTTAAGAAATAAAAACTTTACAATTGGATTTCCGAATCACAGTATGATGATTCCAACCTATACGGCGCTAAGTCTTGTAGATAGCCTAAGATCTTTAGATCAAGCTGGAGTAGATATTAACTATACAGTGGAACTTCAAAATAGTATTGTAGATAGCGCTCGTAATAATATTGTTCATCGGTTTCTTGAAGAACCTCTACATCAAACACTTATATTTATAGATAGTGACATGATGTGGACACCAGAGGATCTTTCTAGACTGTGTTGCTGGAGTACTTTATATCCTATTGTGGCAGGTATGTACAGCAGCAAATCAGAAACAGATCCCAAATTTCTTGGGGACTATTGGAAAGACCCCGAGCAGAATCAAATTATGCAGAATGAACATGGATTAGTTAGAATGACTGGTCTTGGATTAGGGTTCTGTGCAATTCGTCGTGAAGTTTTTGAAATAATGAAACAAGCAACAAAAACATATCGAGATCCCCGTTATGGAGATAAGGTATATAGATTTTTTAGTACCACTACTGATGATGGTGCTTTTATTGGGGAAGATATTTACTTCCTACGACGCTGGACTGATGAGTTCGGCGGAGAACTCTGGGTTGATCCAGAGATACAACTAGGCCATATTGGTCAGAAAATTTACAAAGGCCACGTAAGAAATTCGATGGCTGATTACAATAAAAAACTGTTGGAGGGTTAACAATGCCTACACCTGGCTCCGGTACTACTTTTGGTAGTCCACTTCTAGAATCTTCACGAGGCTCTAAATACGCATATCGACATCGTATGGGTCTTGTTGCTTGTGCTGAATATGATGTTTTCCATGATGACTTTCATAGTTTCATGGTTACCACGGCCATTACCAATGGCCCTGTTGCTAATACTCCCTTAAATGGGTGGCAAGGGGCTATTATTGATTCTGGCTCTACTGTAACTGCAAATACTACTGCTGCTATTGGTGCAAACGGGGTTCTTACTTTTGCAGATGCAACTGCCTCTGAAGGTGCCGCTATTTATACTACAAAGAGTTTCCAACTTACTGCTGGAAAACGTTTCTTTGTTGAAATACGAGTTCGTACTGATGATGTAACTGATAATGCAATTCAATTTGGTCTTTCTGACCAAACAGCAGTAACTAATCCAGAAGATCTATGGACTACTACTGCTGCTAACGTTCTTGCTTTTGGTCTATTAGATGGATCTGCATATCCACAACTTCTATCTGATAAATCCAATGGGGGTACGTCTGTACAAACTCAGACTAATAAACTTATGGTTGTAAACACATGGCACGTTCTTGCTATTGGTTATGATGGTGCTTATGTCAGAACCTACGTAGATGGGGATCTTGCTAATACTTATACTACGGCTGCCACTATTCCTACTGGAGTAGCTATGGGTCTGTTTATTGGTCATCTTAACGGAGACGGAGCTGGTGGTGCCCTATGTGCAGTAGACTATATTAGAGCCGTCAGCGAACGATAAATGACAGCCGCTGTATTTACTCAACGGGAAGGTGGAAATCTCTTTACATATAATGTACGAGGGACTTACTCTGGATCTGATGAAACAAATACAGTTATTATTGATCTTTCTACAAAGACCGGGCCGCTTGGTGCGGCCCCCTCCAAGATTAAACTTGAAGAGGTCTTTTGGTCTATTTTCAATTATAATTATGTATTATTAAGTTTTGATCGGGGTACTGATGTAAACATCGATTATTTCTCAGGTCAAGGCTATATGGACTATAAACCCTATGGTGGAAAGATTGATAATGGAACTGGAGGTAATGGAAATCTTTTACTTACCACTTCTGGTGGAACTACTGGTGGCAACTATAGTTTCATTATTGTCGGGAGATTCAAACAATAATGTTTAAATATATTAAATCTATTTTTAAAAACAAGAAAGAAACCATTCAAGAAGTCCCCCAAACTACATTTGCTGCTCAACCTATTCATATTAATATTTCTAATATTGGAAGCATCGAACGTAATAAGGCACGAATTACTAGGTTAGAAAGAGCTATAGAAATTGGAAAAGGAACTCCTGAGATAGAAGCAGAACTAGTTGCTCGTAAGAAATCCCTTGCAGATATTGTGGAGTTAGTTAAGTAATGGCAACTACTTTTAATCTTTATGATGAGTGGCGAGAAATCGTTGCTGATCCTACCAGAGCTGCAGCAATTTCAGGTACTTTAAAATTAGCAATTGTTAAAGCTACCTACACCGTAGATCAAGCTTTAGACGACTTTTGGAATGATGTAAGTGCTAATGAAGTCTCTGGGACCGGCTATACAGCCGGTGGAAATGCTTGTGCCTCTGTAACTTGGACAGATGGTGGGCCGGGTGGTGATGTAACCTTTGATGCGGCTGATCCAGCTACCTGGACACAAAATGCCGCAGGTTTCAGTAATGGTCGTAGAGCCATTCTTTATTACGATACTGGTACTTCTAGTACCTCTCGATTGGTTGGATACTCTGCTGATTTTGGAGCAGATAGTGGTAATGTTGCCGGAGACTTTAGTGTAACTTTTAATGATTCCGGTATTTATGTTTGCCCAAGGTAAATTATGGAACTCCCTAATTCTCAACTTCAAACTTTAGCTACACATATACGCACCAACCAGACTCAAGCGGTCGTCGATGCATTGGCGATTCGAAACGACAACGGGATCGCAGCCGAGTACAACAAGTCAACGGCGTTCGACGCCTGGAAGCCTGCCGTTGATGGAGGCGGGATCTACGAAGCGATGGACATCACGAAGTTCGATGGCCTGACACAAGGCAAGCGAGATGCATGGCGATTGTTCATCGACCGCGCGGACATCAAGGTCGTCGATTTCTCTCGGCAGCGGATGCGTAAGGTCGTGATCGACGTGTGGGGGGCGACTGCCGACGGACAGGCTGTGTTGACTGCGTTGCTGGAGAAGGCGTCTGTATTTGAGATGGTATTCAACCCTCAAGATGCAGTTACCGCGACGATTACCGGCAAGAATCGCGTCGTGCTCGGTCCCGTGGATTCGGGCGTGATCGGCCAAGCGTTGAACCGGTTCTAAGCCATGGCGAACGAGTCATACGTCAAGACTGGCACCGCGCTCAAGGTCCAGAACCACAACACGCCGGATGCTGTTTGGACGGTAGAAGGGACGACGAACGGTGCTGGGCGCGTGTCTGCGCAGATTGACCTCGGCGCATCCCCCCGTCCCGGATGGTATCGATGGACCTGCGAGGTTCAATTCCAGGCGACGCCGACGCAAGGAAAGGGCCTGGAACTGTACAAGGCCGCCGCGGATGACGGAACGAACACGCGCATTGATGGCGATATCGGTGTGAGTGACGCGGCGCTAGGCGACGTGGACATGCGCCGTAACCTCGTTCCGATCGGGTATGTCGTAAGTGAGAACGCGGCGGCGAGTGAGAAGTGCAACGCGAGCGGGCATTTCTTCCATCCCCATCGGTACATATCCATCGTTGCCTATAACGATTCGGGTGCGAGTGTAAATGCGACGGCGGCAAACTTCTTGTTCACCCTACAGCCGTTCAGTTGGCAGGGGCAGTAAGTGCAGGCAAGTATTGACCTAGCTGGCAGCTACGGTGTCGGGGAGATCATCCCGCCGCACCGTACCGTCATAGCCCCGGGATATCGGCAGGCACTTGCGGTCGCGTTCACTAGCCACGGTGAGCACCTTTTCAACCTTGCTAACCCGACCTCGCCTGGAACGCTTGCGGGCACCGCGCCTTTCGCGGGGTCGCCTATTGGTAAAGTCAGGGCGTTTCGCGCAACCGCCGCCGATGGTTCCATCTGGTATCCGACCACATCCAACGCCGTCGATTTCTCGGTACTGGTACACATCAACTTTCGAGACGCCGCCTCGGTCGGCGGTTTTTTGCAGTGGACCAGTGGCACTACGCTGTCATTTGGCAGCCCGCGACTGCTCGTGCAAAGCAATTCCGGTCAGCTTCGGCTCTACTGGTCGAGCGCGTACGTCATCAGCGAAAGCACTCCGCTTACAGCAGGAAGTAGCCACGCGATTCTCGTGACCGTGACCGGTAGCACCGTCACGTTGTATCGCAACGGGCGACAGATTGGTACGTATACAAACTCAGGTACTAACACCGGGACGCACCTCCATTTCGGCAACGGCTTTTCTCAGAGCGCCGGCTGTAACGTGGCGCTCGGTGCATGGTGGGAGCGGACGCTTACGCCAACTGAGGCGCTTGCGCTGACGGCTAACCCCGCTCGGTTGCTTGAGCCAGAACCGATTCAGATTTATTGGTCGAGCATTGGAGGTAGTACTTTAATTGATCTTACTGCTTCCTCTTTTAGGTTTACAGGACAATCTATTCAGCCAAAAACAACTGTTAACCTTTCAACAAATAGTAATTTTCTATTTAGTAGTAAGACAATCCAAACTTCGTTAGTTTCACGATTATCTGCTGCTACTTTTAGATTTACAGCGAATTCAATAGCAGTTGGGGGACAAACAATAATTGATCTTTCTAGAGCTACCTTTAATTTTGTTGGGAAAGCTATAAATACAATACAAAATACTGCTATTCAACTTGGGGCTGCTTCATTTAGGTTTATAGGAAATTCAATAACAGTTACAGGAGCTATTGCTGCTGTAAAAAGAGGAGGAGGAATGATGATGATGCTTGCTAGAAAACTAACAAGACGCTACAGGGATAAGATTGGAAAACACGAATAATGGCATATCAACGAAATTACAAGAGGCTCTAATGGCTGGCTGGAATCACGATAATGCCAATTGGAGTCCGAGGTTTTGTATAGTTTGTGGAAAGCAATTCAATCCAAGTTCGGGAGGACATAAATTTTGTGGTCCTGTATGTAAAGGAAAATGGCAATATATTACTGGAAGATCTTCTACTGAAAATCAGTATAAAGAAATTTCTGGTAATTGGAAAAAGTACTTTCAAAGGTTGTGTTGTAGGTCTAATAAACGAGAAGATCTTTCATGGGAAGATTGTATTAAGTTATTAGAACAACAAGAGTATAGATGTGCTTTATCTGGCATTGAACTTACTTGTAAACTAGAAAAAGGCAAGAAATTTAAGACTAACGCTAGCTTAGATCGTATAGATGCTGGCGGACCTTATATTAAGGAAAATGTGCAATTAGTATGTGCCGCTCTAAATTGTTGGCGAAGCGACACAACCTTACCAGAGTTTATCTGGTGGTGCAAACAGGTCGCCAACAATCATAAGGAGATAGGATAGTGGCTTACAAACGCAACTATCGTCTTTGAGTACGCAAATTATCAGTCAAAACCAGAACAAATAGCAAATCGTTCGGAGCGCAACCAAGCCCGTGCTGCTATGGTAAAAGCCGGTAAAGCTAGTAAGGGTGATGGAAAAGACGTGGATCATAAACAACCTCTCATAAAGGGAGGTAGTAATTCTACCGGAAATCTCCGGGTTCAATCAAAACATGCGAATAGGAGCTTTGCACGTACTAAATCCGCCCGAATGAAGTGAGAAAATTAATATTAAATAAGTCCAATGAGAAACAATGCCGAAAGTGTTTATTGTGGCTTGAGGTTTCTAATTTTTGGAAAGATCGGCGAAGCACCTTAGGATATCAAGTTTACTGTAAAGAGTGTAGTAAACAATATAAAAAATCAATTACTACACCTTTACAAAAGAAAGCTCATGATCTTTGGGGTAAATATAAAATTAGGTTACATACCTATAAAGCCTTATTGGAAAATCAAAACTATAAATGTAAACTTTGTGAGAAAGATTTAGATATGGGTAATTCTTATAAAGTCCATTTAGATCATTGTCACAAAACAAACGAAATCAGAGGAATTCTATGTAATTCCTGTAATCTTTTTCTAGGTTTAGGAGAAGATTCTATTGAGAAGTTTGAAAAAGCAATTAATTATTTAAAATCAGCAAGGATGAAATAATAACATGGCAGAGAACGTAGCAGTACATGGGCAATCTACAACGAACACGACTACGACAGACACCGGAAAGGCTCTACTGGAGGCTGTCAAAGTTACTAATGGTCAGCTACACGTAAGTCCTGGGCTGATCTCTGGAGAGAACCAAACAGATGACCGTCTCTACGGTGGTGCAGCCCCGGCCAGTAAAATTGCCATTACGGCAACTGGAGCAGTCAAAGGGAGTGCTGGAAAGTTGTATGGATACATCGTGACTACTGCACTATCTGCGGCTGCAATCACGCTGTACGACAACGCGAGTGCCGCTTCTGGGACTGTGATTGGAGTTATTCCTGCGTCTACGGCAGCAGGGACTGCTCAGGTGCTTGCCGCTCCCATTCCCTGTACCAACGGTGTTTATGCCTCTTTTGGTGGCACCGGCACTGTGCTGTTTCTTTACACGTAAATGACCACTTGGTACGTCAGGCCGGATACGTCGCACAACGTCACTCGTGACGGGACCAGCTACGAAACCGCGTGGGGCGGCTGGTCTGCGATCACTTGGGGTGTAGGTGGAGTCGTCGGCGGCGACACGCTCTACGTGTGCGGGGCGCATTCTTACAGTGCCGCCAATGCTTCCGTGGGCACGCACGGCGGATCGTCTACCGCCACCATTTGCACCATCCGCGGTGATTACGCTGGCGATCCAGGGAGCATTGCATTTACTGGCGCCTACTATTTTCAGCTAGTCCGCTCGTATACGACGGTGGAGGCGCTCACGATAACTCCCGGCACGTCGGCCCTGATGGTGGTTGCGGAAGCAATTACGAACGTCAACATCGTTGATGTTGTGTTCGACGGGTTGAGCAAGATTATCGACAACCCAATGCTGCATTTCTATGTCAGTGCAACCGGCCGTAATCAATCCGCAATAGTGGTCGATGGTTGCACATTCAAGAATTCCTACCACTCCACCGGGAACGGCGGGAATCTTGGAAAGGCTATTGAATGGTCAATCCAGACGAGCGGATGGATTAATACGCTAAGTAATGTACGGATACGGAACTGCAAATTCCAGGACATGCTAGCCAGCAGGGCGATTGTTGGGTTGGTCGTCAAGACTACCGGAACAGATTCCAGCGTGATCTCTGATGTCGAGATACACGACAACAAATTTTATCGGTGTCGAGGCGTAGGAATAGAGGCCGGGCATTTCCTGCCTGGAAGCGCAGGCGTTGATGGTGCCGTGCATGTGTATGACAACGAGTTTTACGACATCACCCCACGTGTAGCGAGTAATGGCGGGGCGATCATAATTTGGTCAACCACGGGGTCAAAGGTATACGGGAACATTGGCGAACGGATTACTGGCGCCAACGGGTTCATGAATGTGTTCTACATGAAGGGCGGACGGTTCTACGACAACGAATGTGATTCTTTGTATACGTCCACCATCGACGGCTGCGGAATCCTATTCGACCACGGTAATGACGGTTGCGTGGTGTTTAACAATACCTTCCGCAATTTGTACGGGGCGAGCGGTATACCGTATTCAGGAGTAGGGATTCTAATCCTGGACTCCACAAACATCGTTGCATGTGGAAATCTGGTCATCAATGCAAAAACCGGGGTGCATTTCGGCACAGCATCACCTGGGCAATCCTGCACGCTGGTCAATAACACGTTCGCCAATTGCGGTGAGTATGGCATCCACATTGCATCGACCGCGGATCTGGCAAATTGCGTCGTCAAGAACAATATATTCACGGGCGACGGGTACTCTGTCTACGACCTTACCGCAACGTCATGGTCAGCTGAGAACTACAACTGCTTCTACGGCTTCTCATCAGGTGCGTCGAATCACACGCTTGGGGCGCAGAGCATTACGACTGATCCGTTGCTCGACGCCAGCTACCGCCCGCGCACTGCATCGCCATGCCTCAACGCCGGCACGCTAATCGATGGCGTGGTGCTCAAGGATTTCTACGGCAAGGACATCACGGCCTCGCCGGATATCGGGGCTGTGCAGGTTTACACAGCAAGAGCGCAGCCGTCAACTACCAGAAGTATACCAACAACTCGAATCGTTCCCACTACGACAAGAACTCGTGTTGGCAGAGCAATATAAATGACACATAAACAAGCATCAAATGAACGTAATGTAATCTGTGATCGATGTGGTTTTAAATATAAATTCTTTCAACTAAAGGAAGAATGGACAGGTTTAAAAGTATGTGATTCCTGTTGGGAACCACGACATCCACAAGACTTTCTTAAAATACCAAACCCAGAGAAAGCTCCTGAGTGGACAAGACCACGCCCTACAGACGTGGAAAATGGACCAACTTATATTAGTACAAGTATTGGGAATCAGGAAACTACAATTCCTTCTGGACATAATCATGGGGATTTATAATTGTCATATGCTGGTGAAGAACGACGAAAAAGTAATCTAGATTTACATGAGAGAATTGTGGTTGTGGAAACCAAATTAGAAACTCTGGAAGAGATTAAAAAATCTCTTGATACCTTAAATGCAGAATTAACAAAGGATAAGGGGATGGTTGGTGGGGTACTTTGGGTAGGATCTTCCTTAATGGCGTTAATTGTCCTGTTTAAGGAAGAAATTATGAAGTTCTTTGGAAGGTAAAATACAATGGACCCAATCACAATCCTAAGTGCTTTCTTACCACTTCTTGTAGATGGAGGTAAGGCTGCTATTAATAAGTGGCTTGGTAGTGAAAACTTTAAACCTGCCAATATTGATGAATACTCCAAGATTAAAGATAAAGAATTAGAACTATTTAATGCTGTAAATAACGCAGGTGGGAGTAACCCTTCTTATCCTTGGGTTGAAGCCGTTATACGTTTAATGCGTCCTACAATTGCAGTTATAGTATTAATAGTTTGGTCTTATAGTCATATATATCAATTTGACGATACCTCCTCTATTGATAATGCAGCAGGGATTATTGGAATGTATCTGTTTGGAGAGAGATCTCTCTTTCACTCTAAAAAAAAATAAATGAACAAAGAGCAAAAATGTTGCACCAAATGTAAAAATGTAAAGTATAAATCTCAATTTGGAAAAAGTTCTACAACTAAAGACGGATATAGATTTCATTGTAAATTGTGTGAGTATACTAGACTTAAAGTGTGGAGAGAAGAAAATCCAACCCTGGCACAAGAAACAAGACTAAAAAATAAATTAAAATATAGATATAACATATCTTATGAAAGATACTTAGAACTTTCAGAAGCAACCAAGAACGCATGTTATATTTGTGGAGATAAAGAAACAGCTATAAATTCTAAAGGAGAAAGACGAATGTTGAGTGTAGATCACGACCACAAAACTGGAGAAGTGCGGGGTCTACTTTGCCATCGTTGTAATGCTGGCTTAGGATATTTTAGAGACAACCAAGAATTACTAAAGGTAGCCGTAGAATATCTTGGTGACCGCACCCTATTTTACGCAAAGAAGAAAATAAATGGCAACTAGTGGATCTATTGATTGGACAACTTCCCGTGACGAAATTATCAACGCTGCTTATCGCCTTGTGGTTAGTGACGAAGATTTTACTCCAACTACTAATCAAACAAATAATGCGGCCCTGCTCCTAAATGGAATTGTAAAAAGTTATAATGCCAGTTTAGGGATGCCCCTATGGGGTCTGAATTACGGTTTTATTTTACCGTTTACTACTAGTTATGGAACTTCTACAGTAAGTGGACATGTAACGTCAAGTTATTCTACAACTACACTAACAGCAGATTCTCCAACTTCAGATACTACCTTAACTGTTTCTTCCATTACTGGATTTACTAATGGAGATTCTATAGGTGTAGAACTTGATAATGGTGATATGCATTGGACTACAATTAATGGGGTTCCCTCAGGATCTGTAATAACTTTAACTACTGGAGTTCCTAGTACTGCAACTACTGGTAATTATGTATATGCATATACTACAAGGTTGAGTCGTCCATTACGAGTATTACAAGCTTATACTGTGATTAATAGTGTAACAACTAGTTCCTCAGATATTCCAGTTAGAATTGTAACTACAGAAGAGTTTTTAACTCTTAGTAATAAAACTACTGAACAATATCCATTATATCTTAATTATGAACCATTACTTGGAAATGGAACTTTTAAAATCTGGCCTAGATTTTCAAATGGGGATAGGGTTGTAGTAATTCGATATCATCGTGCTCTTGAAGATTTTGATGCCACTGGAGATACTCCAGACTTCCCACAAGAATGGAACTTACCTCTTATTTATGAATTGGCAGTGGCCCTTGCTCCTACTTATAATGTAGAGGTTACTAAGCTATCAACTTTAAGGAAAGAACGTGATAAGTGGGTTAGCGAAGTTTCTGAAAACGACTATGAAGAAGGCTCGATTTATTTTCAACCGGGTTATTCTTCTACTGGGACTTAATGTGAAAGAATTTATTCCGTTTGTCGGGTCTATAATTGATCGTGGGTTGGATGCTAATATTACAGCCATTCCAACAAAAGATCAATTGTTCCAAAATTGTCTCTTTTATCCCACTAAAAATCCTTACACCAATAAAGAATCTATTTTTGTTTCTCGTAGAATTGGAATGCCTGCTTCTGGAACAACAGATGCTAACTTTGCAGAAATTGAAGGGTTTTATTATTGGAAGGCAGTAGGGACAATGGTTAGGTATGGGTATGACTCTGGAGGTCCCGGAACTCAATCCCGTTATAATATTGTTGACTCTGCAGGAACTTCAACGGCACAAACTACTGGAAATAATAATAGAATTTTTCATGTGTCTGAAGGGAAAACTTCAGGGGGAACAAATGCAGTTTTTTTAATTTCAGCAGCTATTGGAAATACATATACTACTATTTATATGTTTCCAGATCTAGCTGGAGTAGACACTAATATTACAGTTCCCTCTGGTTCTTGTGGACATTTAGCTCATATGAATGATTATGTATTTATTGCTAATACAGATGGACGAATATATAATTCTACCTTAAACGATCCAACTACTGGCTATACAGATTTTATTGGTGTAGACATGAATCCAGGAACTTTAGTTACGGTCTTTAGATACAAAAGTTATGTAGTGGCGTTTAAAACTCATTCAATGGAGCTTTTTAGGATTGGAGAACAAACTACAGGTTCTCCTTTACAAAGGGTAGTAGAAGGACTTCATCAAATTGGTATTTTTAAAGATGTAACTAATGGAAGTACTTGGAGTTCTTTGCCAATATCAGCCCCTCCAATTGTAGAAGGAAACGATACTATTTTTTGGCTTGGTCAAGGAAATGACGGCCTTGGTGTGTATACAATGGAAGGAGATCAACCTAAGAAAATTTCTGATCCCTTCCAAGATAAATACCTTACTAAGTATGGAGGTTATTTTAAATATCTTGTTGTTGGTAAACGTAGACTTCTTCTTGTGTATTGTACAAATGAATGGTTGGTTTTAGACATAGATAGTGGTATTTGGAGTATTTGGGTATCTGCAAAAGCATCCGATATTTTTAAGACATGGTGCAATACTTTTAATGGGGAAGGTTTAATTAGTGCTTCTTCTAATGTTTATTACACTTGGACTCCATCAAGTACTATTCCATATTTAGATATTGATTCCACAATAACTCGTAAAGTAAGAACTAGTAATATCGATTTTGATAATAACGAACTTAAGGACTTTCCAGGATTAACTATTCTTGGGGCTCGAGCGACCTCAACTTCTAATATTGCAGTTCGATGGTCAAAAGACGATTACCAAACCTGGACATCCTCTAAAAACGTAGATATGTCCAGCACCTACCCAGGACTTTATGCTCTTGGTGTTGGTCGTAGAATTGCTTTTGAATTCTCTGATACTGTGCAATCCGAACAGAGACTTCGGGGCTTTGAATTGGACTATAACATCCGTGATTAGACTTCCTAAATCAACAACCAAGTTAGAATTTAAACTAGATGCTGCCGGTACAGATGTTATTGCTAATGTCTTTTACTATGATGTAAAAGCTAGAACTAAACCAGACAATTCAGAATACCAAGGTTCTTGGACTGGAACAGCAAGTGCTGGAACTACAGAAACAACAATTTGTGCTGCTCCAGCATCTAATGTAGTTCGTAATGTTGATACTATACAAATCTACAATGGCAATGGAGCTACTCGGGTAGTAACAGTACAAATAGACGATGGTGGCACTAACACTATTCTATTGGTTAAATCTTTAACTACAGGCCAGAATTTAATCTATGACGCTGGTGGTGCTGGTTGGCAAGTTCTATAAGGATATATAAATATGAGTGATCGTCAAGATCAATTAAATGAATTAAGATATCTTAATAACATAGATAATCTTAGAGCTAATGGTTACAACCTTGATCAGGCTACTTTAAATAGACTTGGTTCTAATATGCCCGCTGCTTGGCAGGACATGGATAAAGTTGCTCCAGGTACTGAACTTACTAATCAACAACTTAATGATTTTTGGACCCGTTGGAAACAAAGTAAGTTTCAAGATGGTTCAGAAAATATGTCTTTTCAAGATTACCTTAAAGACCCTCGTAGTGCCCTTAAGGTAGAAAATGGAAAAGTTATCTGGCGTCCAGAGCAGATGCAGGGCGACTTTTATGGGTTAAATAATGAATCCATGTTTGACACTATTATGGGTTCTCCTATTGGATCTGTGTTACTTCCAGCAGCCGGTGGAGCCCTGGCGAACTATATGGGACTTATGAATGGAACTCCGGGGGGATTCCTTGGAGATATTGCATCAAACACTGGGGGTCTTGGAGAGACGGTAGGATCGTTTGGAATGAACTTTGATATGCCTGCAGGGGTTAATAATTTAGAATCTGGATTTAACTTTGCAGATACATATAATCCAGTATCTACTTTAGAAGGAGGTGCAGTTTCTCCAATAAATACAAACCTATCTGCCGGTGGATTTAATGGTTTAGATCAATTAATTGGTCAAGCTATTACTGGAGGAGAGGCTACTCTTGGATCTGTTGGTGCCGGAGGCGCTATCGGTGCCGGACTAGGAACTGCTCCTATAACTGGAGTGGGTGGAGGATCTTGGTGGGACAGTTTGATGAACGCAATGGGAGGTTCTTCTAATGTAGGTAATATAATGAAGGGGGGGATGTCCCTTCTTGAGTACCTACAAAGTAGAGATAATGCAAGCAATCTCCAAAGTTCTATTGACAAAGCTTCTCAAATGGGAGATCCCTTTGGAAGTCAACGTCCTTTCTATCAGAATATGCTTTTACGGTCTTATACAGATCCTAACTTCTGGAAAGATAATGCAACTTTTAAAGGTTTAAACGATGTGGCAGTTAATGATGCAAGTCGTATTGCAGCAGCTCGCGGGTTTAATAACAGTTCCAATCTTCTTTATGATGTTGCTGATAGGGTTCAAAAAACAGGTATGAACTTTGCTAATACGTTCCAAGGACAACTTGGACAACTTGCTGGTGGTGGGATTAGTCCTGGAACCTCTGCACAGATTGCAGCTAATGGTGCTAATCAAGTTCAACAAGCTAACCAACAAACTAATGGAGCACTTGGGGCAACTCTTACCCAACTTCCAAACCTAATTAATAGTATTAAAGGGGTTCTTGCATAATGGCAGATTTAAACTATATTAATCCTACGGCTCTTAAACCCGAAATTGGGTGGGCTCCTAAAAATGCCCTGTCTGGTCTTATGTATATGCAAAACGATCAAGACTACCGTCAAGCATTTGACCAACAAATGCGACTCCAAGCAATGGGGGAACAAGAACGACAACTTGATCTAGAAGAAAAAAGGGCGAATGTTCCTCTTAAAGATCTTGAACGTGAAGGTAAGATGGAAGGATTTAGAGGCTCTAACCCTTATGCTCGTAATCTGGCTTCTTCAGGAGCCCGTGCAGGAATTGCCCAAAACGAAATTAATGCAAGTGACGAGGCCCGACGGGCTAAACTACGGGAGTTTGCAGCTAAGATTGAAGATTCTGACTACCAAAAATATGGACGATCTTTAGATGCAATGTCTGGTATTCTAGCTCCGGCCATGCAAATGGTTAAAGCAGACGGTATGGCAGGATCACAAAGGGCCGTTGATTTCGTAAAGCAACAAGTTGAGCAGGCTCGTAAGACGGGTTTGGATATCCCCGATGCTATCCTAGATCCTAATAATTGGCCTGCCTTATATGATGCAGCAATTGAGATTCCAAAGTACCGTCAAGAAATGCGTAAGGTTAAAGAAGAGGGATTAAATGCCCAAGACGTTGCTGAAATTCGTGGCGGGTATGGCCTACAAGAAGCACGTGAACGAAGTGCCTCAAATGAACGTATTGCTGGTATAAATGTTGAAGGACGAGATCGAGTTGCCCAAGCTCGTACTCAGAACCAAATCTTAAAACTTTCAACAGATCAAAATGTTAATAAATTAGTAAATGAAATTGCTAATGCCCCAGAAGGAGTTGACGTTTCCTCCAAGGGACGGGAACTTGAAGCTTCTTTAGCCAGAGAGTATGATCTTAAAAATGCACAAATGTCTGCAATACTTAGTAAATCTGATGAAGGTAAAAAGATGTTTCAGAATGCTAAAAAGACATATGTAGAGGATAAAATGAAAACCCTCTTTCCTAATTATTCTTACCAGGAATCTGGAAGTAAAAGTAATTCAATCCCTGGGACTTACCCAGAAGCTAAAAAGAAAAAATATGGACTGGAGTAATCCTATTGGCTGATCTAGCTAAAATCAAACGTAATGTACGTCGAATGGTTGATCAAGACGCCCCTGAAAGTGATATTGATGAATATATTGCCTCAGAGGGCGTTTCTCTTGATGATGTACGTAATTACAAAGGTGAAGATTCTTTCTACCAACGGAATATCCCAAACCCCATTAAGAACGCAGTGGGGGGAATTGAATCCGTAGGAAGAATGTTATGGAATGTACCAGCAGGTACTATTGCTAAGGGCGCTGGAGCCCTCACAGGATTGGCTATGGGTGAAGATCTTCCAATGGCCCTTCAGCGTGGTGAAGAGGCTTCTAGCCGTGTCTCTATTGACCCATTTACTAAACAAGGTGAGCAAGTTGATGAGGCCCTTGGCCAAGCCTACGAGAAACTTTACAGGGAGCCTGCAGGAGGTATTGTTGCTGAGGATCTTAGATATGATCCTAATGCCCCTGCAGGATCAGTCCGTGCAGACCCAAGACAAGAAGCTAAAGCCCGAACTATGGGAGAATTTGGTGCTGATGTTTTGGCCTTTGCCGGATTACCAAAAGGTATTCGGGATATGGCAGCCCGATCTCGGGCCTTGCGTGAACAGGCCCTTAAGGAAACCGAATTACAGAAGATAGAGGAGCAAAGGGCCCGTGGGGCCGATAGACTTTACAGCGACAATATCTTTGAACGTAGAGCCCAACCCAAGGAAGGTATGGAACAAGCTATTCCCTTTGATGATGGCCGTGGGTTTGATCCCTTCGCTCGTGGAGAGCGACGGAAGCTTACTCCTCTACCTTACGAACAAATTCCCATTGAGGCTCCTCCGTTTCAGATGGCTAGAGGGTCAGAACGAACCTCTGGGCCTCAAGAAAACTTATTTAACAATGATCCAACAATTATGGCAACAGAGATTCAAAAGAGTCGTCGAGAAGCTGCCCAGGGAGAGATTGAAACTCTGGCAGAACAACAAGCCTTTCTTAATCGAGAACTTGGTGGGCGTCAGCCAGATATGTTTACCCCGGATAGGATTGAAAGTAGGTATATAACTGGGGCTTTAGAATATCCAGGAGAAAGATCTGGGGTTCGAGAACCTATTCCATTTGAAACAGGTCAAAGACCTGGATTGGAAGGTTCAGAACTTCCCACAAGAAGTAAAGCAATCCCATTTGAACGTACTCCTGTAGAACGTCCATTAACTCGGGACGATGCTCTTCCCTATACAATGGAACCAATCCTTCCTGAAGTTTCTCCCTCTGGATTTGAAAGATTAGGTCAGGAACTTAAAGTGGAAAGTGTTCCTTTTGAGCGTCCTTTCTACCCCAATGATCCTATTTTAAAGGGAATGGAAGCCAACCTAGAACGCAAGACGGCAGAGCTTGACCGTCTAAGGAACGACCACGCCCGTATTATTAATGAATACCAGGGGCGTGTAATGACAGAGCCAAAAGCTCGTTCTGAGATTGCGGGGTTAAGTCGTTCTATTGATAAGATGGAAAAGGCGGTCAGTAATCTTACAAAAGATATTGAACGTAAGAAATCTACAAACCTCAAACTTGAGGAGCGAGGTAAGAGCCGCGAATTCCCAAAAGGTCCAGGCCGTCGTCAAGGAGGGGCTATAAATCCAGAGGTATTTATTGAAGGATTTCAAAAAGTAAAGGATCTTGGTGAACGAGGGCTTAAATTAATAGCTAAATTCAGAAAAGATTCAGAAAATCCCTATCCTGGAGTTCTTGAAGTCACTGCTAGAAACCAAAAGGGAGATTCTGTAGGGCTTTCTTTATTTACTCCTACCAGGGAAGGACTAAAGGAATTAAAAGACAAGGATTTATATTCTGTAGGAACTGACGTTGAACCTTCTGCGCAGAGGCAAGGGATTGCCACTGAAATGTATAAGTTTGTTCAGGAACTTGGTAATGATGTTGTTCCTTCTAAGTTTCAAAGTGACTCTGGTAAAGCTATGTGGGAAGGTTTTAAAGCTAAAGGGGTGCCTTTAAGGCAACGTGGAGGTGCAACACCTGACTTCCTCACTGGGGGATTAACAAAGTTAATTGATCGGGCAATGCGTAAGAAAGAGCCCGGACCTCCTGTTAAACTTAATCCAAAAGATCGAGTGGCTGCTCTTGAGGCCGCCTCTGGAGAAACTCGTTCATTTAAAGATTTCTGGGAGAAAGAAGGTCCAGACCTAAAAGACCTTCCTGATTCTTGGTATGAAAAGGGCCTTGAGTATGGCAGTAATGCTCAACAAGTATACAACAATAGCCACAACCCAATGGTTAAATATGTAGCAGACAGAGTTGCCCAAGAAAAAACACAAGCTTCTTTGAAACATGAACTAGCCACAGAGGGCGTAAATCTTGGTGGTAAGGGTCTTATTTTACCTAAAAAGGTAGTGGACCCTAATTCACCAAAGGCCCGTTGGGATGGCCTCAATAAAAAAGAGAGAGATTTAGCTACTTCTATAATTAATGATTATAGTGGTAAATCTGAACCTTCGGTGGACATGATGCGTGCTAAAGGAGCTTCTCAAAAGGTAATTGATGCTGTAAAGACTTTACAAGAACCTCTTAAAGATTTTATTCATGAACTTAATCAGCATCTTATTGCAATTGGTAAAAATCCCATTAAGGAACTACCTTTCTATTTTATGAGGGCGGTTGGAGACGGTAACTTCCTGATTCGAGCCCGTAAAATTACAGGATTATCTGAAAACGGAAAGCCTATCTATGAAACCGTAGCCTTTAGCCGTGCGCGAACGTCAGTTGGCGCAGATATGATAGTAAAGGAATGGAAATCTAAATATGAAGCTCGTGATCTTGAAATTGGGTATGAATTGGCTAAACAAGACACAAAAGGTAATAAATTTAATATTGATACTACCCTTCTTGAAGATATCTATACAGCCCTAGAGAGTGCTGACCCACGTCGTGAAGCCCTTATGTCGGCAGCAGCCGAGATTAGGTCTAAAGCAGGCCCTATGGGATCACATCGTGTGTTTCGTAAAGGACGTGAAGGGATGGACCTTACTCATGATAATTTTTGGGATACTTACTCTAATTATCTAGACAGTGGATATAATTATTTATCTAATTTAAAACTGAGTGAATTAATGAAAGATATCCAACTTCGTACAGATATCCCCCCTCAAGTAAAACAATGGTCCCTTGATTATTTAAACAGACAGCGGGCAGGAGAAGGCTCTGTACACGGCCTTGTTAAAGACCTTGAAAAGGGACTTGATAATACTCTATATTATCTTTCAGGAAAGAGAATAGCCCCTGGGCAAGCCACTAACTTTGTAAGATTTAGTAATAAGTTGTTTACAAGCCAGGCCCTGTTCTTTGGGAATGTTCCATTTCTAGTGGGTCAGATGTTCCAGAGTACTGCCTTTGCTCCTGCTATTCTAGCAGAAGCTAAATATACTCAGGGGATGTCGAAGGGAAGTGTTACTAAGTCTATGGTAACAGGCCCAATGAATATGTTTACCAAGAACCCCGAATTCCAAGGAATTGTAGATTTTTTAACCAAGCGTGGAAAGATTGACCCTACAATGGTACGGGAGTTTGAAATGTTTGGTAATGTGGGTCATGGGGTCGTTGGTTGGACTTATAAACTAATTGAAATGGGATACATCCCTCGTAAACTAGAGGCTTTAAATCGAGTTCATGCTGCTTCTATAGCTTACGATTTCTTAAAAGATAATGGATTAAAAGGTAAAGATCTAAAGATGGAAGTAGAACGCATGGTAGATAATATCATGGGTAACTATAGCAGCTTTGATCGTCCTGGAATTGTATCTAGAAATGGTATTCTTGGAGAAGGTATTGCCCCCTTGCTTACGTTTAAGAACTGGTTCACCGCCACAACCTTAACAATGATGAAAGAAGCAATTCGAGGAGCAGCTACTGGAAACTTTACCAAAGCTATTCCAATGGTTAATCTCTTTGCTGGCTTCTTAACCTTTGGTGGGGTTGTTGGGATGGTTGGCTTTAAAGAAATGGATGCCCTTTGGGAGCTTCTAAAAAGTATTCCTGAATTTCAAAAAGCCTGGAAAGCAACTACAGGTAAGGTTGTAAACGAGAAATCTCCAAGCTTGTCTGAAGAAGTCCTTACAAGTGAATGGCTTCCTAATGCAGGTAAATTTGGTATTCTAACTGGAGCTACTCAAATGGTGGACCCTCGTGGTATGCATATCTCAGGATCAATGGCTGCTGGTGAATTCATGCCCTCGGCTATTGATGGAGGTATAAGTCAACTTGCCCCCGGAGCAGCTAAAATAGGTAACTTAGGATTAACAATGGTTGAACTTATTAGAGCAACCTTAGGTACTAAAGAGCTTACTGAACAGGATAAAAGACGCCTTGCTAAAGGTGTACTTCCAACTTCTTGGGGTAAGGTTCTAGATAACCTAGACGAAGACCTAAACTGGAGAACTGGGGTAGTTCCTGGAGGGAAACGTGGCTTTGGAACGGTTGAACGTAGGGACGCTTGGGATATTGGGGCCTCTATTGCAGGGGCTGGAACAATTCCAGAGTACAGTAAGAAGATGGCTACTCGGGATATCAAAGAACAAGCACCGGACCTAGCCGCTGCTAAATCTCACCTAATTGATCTGACTTTAGAGGCAGTAATGAATGGACAAGATGCTTCTCCATATATTGAGAGGGCTATGCAGATAGGTATTACTGACTTCCAACAAGCATTAGTAAATGCTTATAAGAATAAAGAAATGCCCGAAGCTGAAAGGATGCTTGGCCGGGGCACAAACCCCAATCAGTTCGAGCGATGGAATTACATTAATAGGGCAGGTCAAGAAGGGCAATATCGCCGTCGGTCAACTCCCGAGTCCGAATAGTAAGTAGTTTTTCAAGATCTAATACTCTATTTTCCCAACCCTGCTTGTACTTACGTAAAGTAGGATTCTTGGAAATAATAGTATTATAATAGACCCGGCGGGCCTGATTAAGGGCTTTTGCCGGGTTTTTTTGTTTTATAGCCTCTTTAACCCACCCTACAACCCGTTCAGGGCCACAGTTTACTGCCGCATCGAAAGCAACGATAGCAAGATCCCAAGGAATATCACTAACAGCATTAAATATAGGACTCCAATATTTATTCTTATATACGGCGTACGCCGCTTCTGGAGTCATCTTACGAATATCGTCGATATCTATATCGCCGTCTCCGTCGATGTCAAGGCCATTGGCACGAGCAGTTGCCAATGTAATACCAAAGTTAGTGGCTCCCCCTGGGTCATCCTTATCATTAGAAAATCCCCCCTCCCATTGCCACACAAAGTTCATAGCCTCTTCAAAAGGTCTAAATATTTTTGGCATTATTAAATCCTTCAATTTGGATTCCGAGTCCGCTGTTTGCGTCAAATTTACAAGCAATTTTGACAGCCTCTCGTAAACCTGCCCCGGCGGATAAAGCACCAAGAGCGAAGTCAGAACCAGACCCAATACCAAAGAATCTTTCTTTAATTTCCATTGGGTACCCTCGTTGCCCATACCACAGTAAAGATCCATCTTGGTAGAGGGCGAGCGCATGGAAATTGGCTGAGCCTGGGTAATGAATATCTTTGGTAGTGCCATCTGTTTTTTCCCCTTTACGGTATGCTTCTTGATCAAGATACCAGAGCCTAAAAGCTTCAGAAGCTTCTACATCTCCGCAGGTAGCAATGAGGACTTCTTGGTCCTCATGCTGTACCCGCTTAATCTTGACATGTTTAAGCCTATGGCCGCCATCAGCAGTTGCCTGTTTATCAGCAGCTATAAGCCTAAATTTACGATCTACGACTATTGTAGTCATTACAATTCACAGATACCTGCAACACAGGCAAGTTCATGAGAACTTGTAGTATGGTCTTCTTTTTCAAACTCATAGAAGTTCTCCCAATCGATCTTTGGAAACTTAGCAGAGGCTTGTTCATATTCCTCTTTCGTTATCGGGATATAGGGGGCTTGTTGGTATACATGATCAGACCTTGGTAAAAAAGAAATACCCCCAATAGAGTCCCAATGCTTCCAAACAAGATTACCCAATTCCAAAAACTCTCCGTCAGAGTAGTAAATTGTTGTACTGGGATTATGCTCACACCAACAGTTACGATATATAAGGTAAAGGCTAAAATGGTCACTAGCACTGACCTTATCACTTGTTAACGACCCTTCTGGCGCTTTTGTCGGGAAGTAGAATACTCTCTGAGATTCTGGATGAAAGAGTTCAGGCTCGTTCCGTACTCCTGAAGCTTGTAAGAAATCACATAGAGGGTCTTTTGTATCCAGCCGAACAGTACGATAATAATATTCACTATACGAAGGATGAATGCCACTTGATACCCCCGCGAGTTGAGAGACTGTGCCACTTGGCTTACATTTATGTTCAAACAAGTTCGTTACTCTTGTTTCGTAGCCGGTAGTAATGAGTTCTACTAATACCAAATAATTTATTAGCTTCTAAAAATTTATATTTTAGAACTTCTAAAGGATCATATCTGCCATACATATCCCAACGAAGTTTACTAAACTCTCCACAAAGCTTTTTAGTTTCTTCAGAATGTTTCATTCCAAGAGCAGGTTTAGCCCCTTGCCTAGCGGCTCGTAATTTAGCTAACCATTCTGATTTATTTGGTACTACAAAACCACCACTTCCTCCGGGAGCTAGATTGTATGCTTCTGAATACGCTTTTATTAAAGCGATTTCTACTTCACAAGCATACTCCCACGTTCCACAAAATACTAAGGGAACGATACTAAAATTATCTAACCCATATTTTCTAATAGCTGTATATAGTGGAGTATTTTTTGATTTACTTGCTAACTTATGGTTATTCCACCTAGCATTTAAGTTTCTAGTAATCCCAAAATACTCTTTATTATTCACTTTATTTACAATTTTATACACAGTTATCATTATATCTACCGCTTTATATTCCTATAAAGATCAGACTATATCATCACTATTTCTAGTGCCCCGCGCTTCCACCTACTTAGGTGTACGGCTTTCGCCTAGTCGTTGCTCCTTCCCGTTTCCGGGCTTGGATCAGGATTGTCCGTTCTGGAGTTCCCCTGAGTTCACGGGGTTTAAAACGTGCACTAAATTTTTAGTCTATGCACGTGGTTGCTGCTGATTGTTGAATTCCAAGCTTTTCACTCCATTCTTTATTTGTGCTAATTACGTGTTGCTTAAGAACTTCTAAAATAGGAGGTAAAGGATTAGATACATCTTTCCCTTGAAGAAGTTGATTATCAAAGATACCAGTAAAACTTACTCCCAGAAGTCGTTCTTCTTCGGCATTTCGTTGCCACTGTTTCCTAACATATCTGAAATTAGTGAGGGTGGATTGAAATGTTCCCAATATGGAGGCACATTCAACTTTATCCCGTAACGATTCAAAAGTGTCTGTAGGTCGTACAATAACTTCTGTGAGGTTGCAAAGTCCGCTTGGACGTAGGTAAATTTCACCGCAAGGGTTGGTTCCAAACTCATATTCGGATATGTTTCGTCTACCCGAATTAGAAATGTGCCGTTCTGCGGCCTCTCTATTGAAAATACCACGCTCACCTGACTTGGATTCATATAAACTCTTCCATTCCTCTAGGAACACACTAAAGTCGGGTTTGTTATCATAAACAGCGCTATTGTTAGCGAGAGCACGCTGACCGTTTTCCACCCACCATTGTCCCGTCTTTGCATTACGAAGTCGCTGGTCAGTAAGATCACTGAGACTAATGAGAGCACTACGACGAACACCCCCAACAATGACCACATCGGCAATGGAACACACCAAATCATGACATTCTACCGTTGTGAGTTTTCTACCAACTGCTCCTCTAAAAACTTGGACACAGTAATCAAAGAGTCTATTAAGTGGGTCAGGGCCGCTTGCCCTTCCACCAAAGGTTTTAAGTCTGGCCCCAGCTGGTCGTACTTTTGATAATTCCCACCGTGGAATTTTTCCTGTATAGAGCAAACTAAGGAGTTCACGTAATGCGCTTGCCCACCCAATCCTTGAATCCGCAACAACAATGGTTGTATCTGTTTTATGAAGTTCTTCTGCAATAGTTGGGAGTTCTTTGACATATCTTTCCTCAACACTAAAACCAACCCCCGTGCCACACATAAGGATATACATTATTTCATCAAAAGCACGAGGATGGTCAATTGTCACATAACTACAATTATACCCGGCAATATTGTCTCGCTCTAAGGCAGGACCTGCCGTCATCATTGCTCGCATACTTGGCACAACTTCAAGGTTATGGATGGCCTTGTAGAGCCGCTTATATGGGAATACATCACCAAAACGAGCATGAAAAAAATTACAGTAACGAGTAACCGTTTCAGCCCAAGTCTCTCTTCGTTTTAAATCCTCATGCCACTTAGCATAGCGCGATAAATAAATAAATTTATTGTAATCGTTCAATTCTTATTTTCCGTTAAATCCTCAAGCCATGTGTATAAATCATCTGCTAAAGCCTCATTGGAGTCCATAATTGTAGATGCAAATGCACGAAGGGCATCCCTAGATGCCTTTCTAAAGGCAGGGTCTGAACTTGTTGGGTTAAGCACAAAGTACTTTAGAGTAAGTCCAAGATTCTCATTTTTCATTTTCTTTTATTAACCTTTCTAGGTAATCTCTAGCTTTATAGAGATCCTGAAGTCCTCCCTTTAGAGGCCACCTAGTTACATATTTAATAATATTACCTTCAACAAAAGGAATATTATTTGCAATAATATAATCTAGGGGCTCTATTTTTAGAGTTTTATAATGTGTGTCGTACTGGTTGCCCATTACGTTTATATTTCTTCCGCTGCCTCTTCAGAGGAAGCTTGCCAGTCCATAAATTCTTTAAACTCATCATACTTATGCTCTAGAATAAGCTCCGAGAAGGCATTAACAAGGTCTTCCTCGGTAATTTCCAGGACACCTAGAATATCTGTGATGTCCATTGTGTTCGCTATTTGCTTTAAAAAATCGTACTCTACATCATTCATTATGTTGCCGTTAAAATTCTAGATTTCTCAGAGGTAGAAGCTGTTGGTGAGTCTTGTGGTGCGTTAATAAACCCCTTTCCTGAGATTCCACAAAGATTTTCCTTTTCTCGCACAATCCCACAAGGAAGTGGGGTTCCGTCTACTGGATTGGGTAACTCTGGATGAAGACAAAGCTCAATAACCATACCACGGCCATTGTTAACTGTGCCGTGTCTCTTATAATGTAAACAGTTAGTACAGAGTTTCATCCTTTTTTCCTCCGTAAACGTTTAATTTTATAAAAGATTAAAGACAGTGTGGCAGGTTCTATCTCTTCCACACTTTTCTTAACAACCTCTACACCATTGTTGATAAACTTTACCCGTATCCAATTAGTCCAACCAGACCCTAGAAATACGTCATATTCCCTTGGATTATCGAGGGCTTTGATAAACATGAACTTCCTTTCCAATTTCAAGAATATAATCAATCATGTGTTTAGTACCGCGACTCTTACCGTCCCAAAAAGCTACGAGAGCATCTGCATAATCTCCCATTTCTTTATTTCTAATAGCCCCGGCGGATTTACCATACTTATTCCAATCAGCAGGCCAACAAGAAACTTTAATATTGTTCCTTTCAGCCCACTCTTTTCCAAAAGAGTCTGGGCCTTCTGCCATACCACAGACAACTTCGCTGGTAGGAATAGCGGCATAATTTTCATATGGTATGTGAAGCATTAGATCATCTATATTATTTAATACCCAAACTTTATCTTTTATTGAGCGGCTTCCTGCGATTATTACTTTCAAATTTTAATTCCTTTTCAAATTCGTTCCAGGGCCGGTTGGCCCTTTCCCGAATACTAATAGGATCAACTGGAACCTTACCGTTTGATATCTCGG